TTACCATATAGACAAACGAAACTACAGTTTCCTAATCTTGACAAAGCAAAGAAATATTTTAAGCAAGTAACAAGAGGATAGTCCGATAGTTTTTAATTTTACTATCGTAAAAGATACGGAAAAGATGATGTACAGGCTGAAATTAATAAACAAATAAAAGGATAAACAGATGAAATTAGAACAATGTAGAAAACATCAAGAGCATACAATTGTAAGAGTACCATGTTATAATTGTAATGATATAGGATATATTGAAGATATGTATGCAGATTTAGATGGAGAACCATTTAGATCATATTATTGCGAAGATTGTAAAAATGATATTATAAATAAGGAGTTATAAAAATGGTAAGAAAAATAATACGAAATGCGGCATCTAAAGAGATTTTAGCAGATGTTATAAGAAGAAAAGGTATCAAGTTTAGTAAAATAAAAGTATTATCAAAGTCTGGTGAAGGGCACGCAGGTAGATATGAAGTAACATTAAGATAACTTACCATAAAAAAACATGGTATTACATCAATAAACAATAAAACCGCCTGAGAGCGTAAATTTGACAGCCTCAGGCATAAAGCAGTTTGGATTAAACAGAATAAAAAAGGAGTTATAAAATGAAGAGTTATATTTACATGGGAATAACTTACCATAAAAAAACATGGTATTATTTTATTCATAACGTGGAAAAGAAATTTAGAACACATGAATTAATTTGTGATTACATTGAAGATAACATGGAGAAATTATAAATGGAAGAAAGTATTACAGGACACATTATAACAATTATAATTATAACCAGTATTTTATATTTAAAATTGAGAATAAAAAAATGGTAGTATTTATTTTCAAGAGAATAAACGGAAAAATAACTAAAAAATTCATTATAAACAGGAGAAAAAATGAAAAAACAAGAAATAGTTGACATGGTTTTTACTGATACTCACGAATTCCTATGTACACGGGATAACTGGGCAAAGGTAAAAGCAAACGGGCAATACATAGCATTTGGACTATTAACAGCGGTATTTGATGTTATATTTAGTTTAACACCATCAAAAGAAGATGCTATGGTGATAATTGAAATGGCATTAGAAGACTATTATAAAAAGGAGAAAAACTAATGGATAATCGGTTTATAAATAAAGAGAAAACAGCACTATGGATTAGTGAGGTTTTTGGTGGAGAATTGCCACCTGAAAAACTACATCGTTATAAATTAGTAGATGGATATTTATTCTTTAAATGTGAGGAAAAATACCTATAATGGGGTGACTATTGTGGAGATAATCCAACAATGGTGTTTATTATAAATGTAGGTAATATTTATGCTGAACTTGAAGATGAGTGGGATTATAAATTCGCATTATAATTTTGGATTATAATTTTGGAAAAAGAATTATAGATTGGCTTTGTCAATTATAATAACCGAAAATAAAAATCGTAAAATAATAGGAGAAATAAAATGGAAAAATATCAAAATAAAAGAAACAATCAAACTAGTGGAGGTGATATAATGGCTGATAATATAGATACAAAGCCTGTTATTTCGCAGGAAACAAGAGAAAAATATCATAATGCTGAACAATTAGGCAGGGCAATAGGTACTTTTAAGCATATCATTCAGGTTGGTGCTATTAAGGATGAGTATGGGTACATTAATAATTTTATAAATGAGTTTCTTGATAGGGAGAAAAACTAATGGAATATAAAACCTGGGTCAATATCAATGCAGCACAATTAAGGAAAAATTATGATTCAAGACGGGAATTTATTTATAAAACACCATTTGAAGAATATTGCAATTATATTTTTACTGGTTATTATAATAATATGTTTATCCCCGAAAAGTATAAAATAGGACTAATATTTTAATTATAAATAAGAACTATATTTTAATTATAACTACTTGCTTTTGCTGGATGTTTTGAGAAAATGGGTAGAGCTTCCCCTACCCTCAGTAGAGGAACGCTCTTCCCGTCTTGCTTCCGCCATCAGTTCATCGTTCACGGGTAAGCATTAAATGATAATCTTTAATGCTCGGACAATTACTTTCAATTATTATCAATCTATCTACTGGTCTTATTGCCTTCGCCCAACCATGAGAGTATGTAGAAAAACCCTTTTGGTATCTCTTTTATAACCCCGTATCGCCAAAAGTGCAGTCCGCAAACCAATACAGGGCGGGGAAAATTATATTAAGCAGTATTATAAATACAATGAATATTTTAAAATTATTATAAAATTTACAAAGGTTGTAAATAATATTTTGTAGTATGGTCTAAGTAGCTGTAAACTATATTTAACGATAACATTATAAATGAGGACATTATGAATAGAATAGGTGAGGTTATATATGAGAGAGGATACAGGAAGAATTATATCGCTGAAAAAATTGGCGTATTACCTGCACAGCTATCTCATTATATTAGAGGAACAAGAAAACCAAATAAGGAAAAGTTAAATTTGCTTTGTCATTTTTTGAATTGCAAAGTTAGAGATTTGTTTCCGTTAGGACTTGAAGATTAATGAAATATATTTTTGACATAGATAGTAGAAATTTATCTATATTTGGAAAAGATGTTATAGATGAGGATGCTAATTTGTCCGTTCATTATGTAGTTGACTTGGATGAAAGAGCATGGGGCATAAAAGATATTACTATATTTGTAGTGAAAATATCGGGAACTTTGCAAATTACTAAAGACGATGAGAATTGGGCAGATGTGGACTTATCTAACTTTATAATTGATACCGAAATTTCTAACGACCTTAAAGAAGGGATATATCCTGCTTATGTAGATATAGACCTTGATGAAAAGAAAATACAAGTTAATTTTTAGGAGAAATATGAACATAAAAGACTTAGCAGAGAAATATGAACTTACCCAAGATGACTTTTGGGAGCTTCGTAAAAATTCAGGAAAGTGGATAATTACCCACGATGCTTGCGAGAAGATCGCACAGGTAGAGGGTATCGTTTTTGAACCGCCACAAATTATAAATTATCAACCTACTGTGGTAACTGAAAATGGCGAGAAATTAAGAACTGCGAAATACGGCAGAGAAGTCTTTCGACCTGCTTGGGCGGGAACTTGTCAGAAAAAGTCTGGTGATGTGGCTATGGTCGTAACAGGTTATAAGTTAGATAACCCTGATTATAAAATATGGACTACAGGCGAAGCTAACGCTTTAAACTGTACTGCTGAATATTATCTGGCAATGGCGGAAAAGCGTGCGAAAGATAGACTGATTTTAAAATTAATAAACGCTTATGAGCATGGTATATATTCGGATGTGGAAGCAGACAATTTTGAAAAGAAGGAAAAAAAGGCATCGCAAAAACAAATAGAGCTTATTGTTGACCTTGCAGGTGAAGTAGATGTGGCAGTCAATACGGATGGTCTAACCATAGAGGAAGCATCAAATAAGATTGAAGAACTGAAAGAAGCTAAAGCTACCAAAGATGCGATAGCTATGGCAGAAGAAAAAGACAAACAAATAACAATGGAGATTGAAAATGGATAATAACAATAATTGCGGAGTTTTGTTCAAATCCGACAAAAAAACCGACAAGCACCCCGATTATAGCGGGAGTGCGAAAGTAAACGGACAAGACTATTATATTTCTGTGTGGGTCAATACATCCAAAGACGGCACAAAGAAGTATATGTCTATGAAGTTTAACGATGCGAACGAAAACAGGAGCGTATCAACGCCTGCTCCGGCAGTACATCAGACAACAACACCTGTACCTGCACCCGTTGAGCGAACTGCTGCTGATGACGACCTCCCGTTTTAAGATTCAAATTAAGGTCGGGGAGGAAACAAGGTGGGTGGACAGCGATAAACTGTTCGCCCACCTTATGGAACAATATACGAAAAAAATTCCAAACGGGGATAAACCCGCCCCTTATAAAGAAAAAGTCGAGAACTTTTTTATAAATATTGATGATGATTGGAAAAGTGCTTTAAAAGAAGCATATCCAAATGTTAATATTGAAGAAGAAATGAACAAGGCAAAAATGTGGCTTTTATCTAATGCTCCAAAGCGAAATTTGAAGAAATTTGTCAATAACTGGCTTGCGAAAGCTACCCAAAGTAAGAATTACAAACAAGAGCCTGCTGATGGTCGTTCTCAATATAAGCCCCATGTTATACCTGTCGTTGAAGATGTGGCAAGCCCAGAAGAAATAAAAGAAATATTAAGGAGAAAATGATGAGTGAAATAATAACTAAATTATGTGATGGTGACTGCGGTAATGTTTACGAAGAAAAGCATCTTAACAGGACTTGTTATGGGGATGACTTTTGCAACGATTGTATGTGCGATTTTATAAGAGAGCAAGACTACGAAGAATGTCCTTAATATATCGGCTCGTATGATATACGATGGCAAACGCCTTGATATATGCGACCACTATTGCAAAAAAGCCCCATATAAAGGACATTATTATAAGTGGTATTCGTATTTCGATAACAGGTATCTAAAAACGATGTGCATGAAATGTGCTTTGCGTGAAACATGGGGCAGTTCCTATAAGCAACAAAAAAATTATAAAAAATGGAGAGAACGATGTTCGCTTTAGGCTTGATAATAGGAATTATGCTTGGTTTACCAATTGGGATTATAATATGGCTATTATTGGACTATTTGCCAGATTAAAATTCTCGGCAAGACAGTATGGAGCTAACTTAGAGTTATACTCTGTCGGAAGGTTAGTTGCTGGGATAATTCGGTGGCTACAAGTTGCACCAATCGGGGATAAAAAAGCCGATGGAATAAAAACTGTTTTCAAAAACGGGGGTGGAAATTCCGCCCCCTCAAATTAGGAGAAAAATGAATATTAGTGAATGTTGCGGAGAGAGATTAACCTATTATAATAAAGAGTGGGATGATGGTATTTGCTCAAAGTGTAATGAACACAGCCCAGCTTCAAGAGAAGAAGAGGAGGTAGAATGACTGATTATTGTGATTTATGTGACACTTTAAAAGAAGTGACAATAGAAAGTGACAGATTAAGAGTGTGCGAGGAGTGTAATGGAAAATATCCAGAATATGAAGAAGTGCAGTAAGTGTAAAGAAGAAAAACCCATTGAGGACTATATCAAGCATGGGATGCGTAGAAGTTCAAAGTGCGACCCATGCAGGTTGGAATATCAAAAAAAAATGAACAGAAAAAGAGCAAAAATCGAAAGGGCAAGATTATGGTAAGCAAAGAAACATATTACACATTTAAGGGCTTTTGCATAGCCTTGTTTATGATCTTAGCGATTGGTTGTATGTCTAATATATTAGAGGCTAATGGCAATGATAACTGCGGCTCGTATTATAATCCGTGTTATGTGAAGGTAATGAATGATTAGGGCAGTTGTGTGGTTTAGTTGTGGGGCGGCTTCAGCAATCGCTGCTAAATATGCAGTTAAAAAGTATGATAATTGTGAAATAGTTTATTGTGATACTGGTGGAGAACATTCTTCTAATAAAAAATTTCTAAAAGATGTAGAGAAGTGGATAGGGGGGGGTATTACAATATTAAAAAATAATAAATATAATGACCATTTTGATGTATTTGAAAAGACTAAATACCTGTATGGCAATATGGGTGCAAGATGCACGACTGAATTAAAAAAGAAATTAAGGCTTAAATACCAGAAGCCAGATGATATTCATATATTTGGATACACTTATGATGAAAAGGATAGGGCTGAAAAATTTAACGAAAGAAACCCAGAATTATTGACTGATTGGATATTGATTGAAAACCAAATAACTAAGGAAAATTGTTTAGGAATATTGTGGCAAATAGGAATTGAACTACCTAAAATGTATGATTTGGGATATAATCATAATAATTGTATTGGGTGCGTAAAGGGAGGCATGGGGTACTGGAATAAGATAAGAAGGGATTTCCCTGACCATTTTAATAAAATGGCAAAAATAGAGAGGAAAATAGGGCATTCAAGGTTTAGGGATATGGAAACCAATGAAAGGATATGGCTCGATGAATTACCTGAAAATGCTGGGAATTTTAAAACAGAACCAAATATTAGTTGTGATTTAAGTTGCGGAATAGCGATAGGAGAGCTAAATGATTAATTTTATTATAAAAGGCGACCCTGTTCCCTTAAAACGCCATCGCAGCACCCGAAATGGCAGGATGTATGACCCATCTGCGAAAGATAAGAAGCAAATGTGGCTACAAATAGCGAAATACAAGCCAAAAACACCCATTAAAGAGCCTGTTGTGATGAAAGCGACATTTGTAATGAGGCGACCAAAAAGTCATTATAGAACGGGCAAATACTCGCATTTACTAAAAGACAATGTTCCAGAGTTTGCGGTAGGTAAAGCCGATTTGGATAATTTATTGAAGATGGTAGCAGATGTAATTCAAGGTAAAGACAGGATGATATACGATGACAACCAAATAGTTATAATATTTGCACATAAAATTTATGGAATAACCCCACAAACGAGGATAGACATTGAAACCATATCTTGATTATATTCGCAGTAAACCTTGCCTGATTTGCGGGCAGTCACCATGTGATCCAGATCACTTAGAAGCAAGAGGAATGGGTGGAGCAGGTGATGAAATGAAAGACTATTCCTGCGTTCCTCTGTGTAGATCACACCACATGGAAAGACATTCTTTCGGGATAGATGGGTTACAAAAACGATATTCGCA